TGTCATTGCGATTGGACAGAAGCTGCAGGCGATCAAGGCTGATTTGCCCCATGGGCAGTTTGAAGCCTGCATCAAGGCTGAGTTCAACTGGAGCCCCCGATGGGCACGGCAGCTGATGCAAGTCGCGGACTACTTTTCAAATCGGAAGTCGACTTCCGATTTACCTTCATCAGCCATGGTGCTCGCCCTGCTGGCAGAGTCCAACGCCGATGACGCCACCGTTGAGCAGGCAGCTCAAGAACACTGGACCGTTAAGCAGACCAGGCAAAACCTGTGTGGCGAAAAGCAGCGGGAGCGCACGGTGATCGACGAAGCGCTTAAGGCGTTCCGCATCAGCGAAGAGGCACGCTCACTTGCTGCCAATGCTCAGCGCATCACCACGCGTCAGCTTATGGATGAACTGGGCGCCGACGAGTTGCCCAAGGGCAGGCAGCACGTCACACCTGCAGCCACCTTTGTGAAAGACAAAGAAGGCTGGATCAAGTTCCCCATGCAGCAGCCCGTTGACGTGCCAGCCACCGCTACCCGTACGCAGGCTGATCTCTTCGGTGAACCCACTCCCGTCGAAGAAGTTGTCTCCCTTGCAGAAGGAGCCGCACGCCTAGGCAAAAAAAATATCGAGACCTTTCGCGTCAATCTCAGTCCTTCCAAGATCAAGCGCCAAGGCCATCCCAAGGCCAACGGCTGGATCGCTCTTCCTCACCCCGAGCGAGGCAAGTGCATCGTCAAGAGGGCTGAGGCATGAAGAAAGCCTTTGACCTCACCGAGGTGCGCGTCCTGCTGCGGCGCATGGTTGCCAGCGGTTACCTCACCGTTGAAGACCTCGATACCCCGTCCTCGGGTTGGCGCGATAACGCCAAGCGTTTTGCTCTCCATTACCCCAAGTACCAACAGCCCGAGTACGTCAACCCGCTACGCACGCCCGATGAGTCACCCAGCGTCCAGCCCATCGATCCCAGAGATTTCACTCCAGCCCATAGCGGGCCTGACTTTTCACCCCGAGATTCATCGCTATCACTACCGGGGACGCTGGATAGCTCACTCGATCACCACCGTGGTGAACGACAAGACCCCAGCCCAGATGGCTCGGATCATGGCCAGCAAGAGCGAATGGGAACCGAGGGGCAACACAGTCCACCAGTGCCTGGAGACGTTCCTCTCGACTGGTGATCCCGGTGACCCTGGTGATTACGCCGAGTGGGTGCTGCCCCTGACCAGTCATCCCATGTGGAAGACCTGGAAGGCCGTTGCTGTTGAGGCGCGCCTTGTTGACGAGCGCCACTCGATCGCCGGCAGCTTTGACGCCCTCCTCCAGAACCAGAACGACGGGCGCCTGGTGTTGGCTGATCTCAAAACCCAGAGCAGCGCCCACAGCAAGCCCAGGGACATCAGCCCTCAGCTCGGTGGCTACATGAACCTGATTGACCTCTGCTACCCCGAACTGGCAGGGAAGATCGAGCGTGGCATCGCCATCTGGGCCAAACCCGGCGCCTGCAGCATCACCACCTTCGACGCGCCAGCCTGCATCGAGACCTACCTGGCGGCTCGCCATTCCTTCCTGGCAGCCCAGCCTGATTTCTGATTGCAACAACCATCCCACTACCCTTGCGTAGGGGTTGACCCTTTGGCATCTTTGCCGTGTCACCACCAGCTCATGCGATGCGTTTCCAACTCCTGGGTCTTGCGCTCGGCTTCTCAATCGCTGCCGCCTCTATTGCTCACGGCCTTCATCGCCCTTCTCCTCGCTCTGAGGGCCTTCAGACGCCTTTTACCCCTATCCCTGCGCAAACACGCGCAACGGGCCTCGAAACCGGCCCCTAGCGCCTCCTACGTGCCTCTGGGAGCGATCCCCGTGCATCCCTCCGCCCATCAACAACAACCCCCTGACGATTGGGACCCCGATCACGACGACTGGACCCTCTGGCTTGACGAGCCCTACGTCATCGATGCCTGCAGACCTCACCTCCTCCGCTGCTACCTCCGCGATTCAGCTCGACATGACCACCCCTGAAGCCCTCATCCGCCAATACGTCGCCCTACAAGCCGCCATCAAATCCATGCAGGCTGAACGTGATGCCTGCCTCGCTCAGCTCAACACCCTCCACGACGACGGCGAAATCTTCGACAAGTACGTCTGCTCCTACGGCTCCGCTACTCGCGTCTCAACCGATCGCTACACCTACTCCGACGCCGTAGCCAACCTCCAGCAGCAAGAACGCGACGAAGGCATCGCCACTAAGAAAACCTCTCACCACTGGCGCATCACACCCCCCAAGCAAGAGCAGCTCGACTTCTGATGCCAGCCTTCACCGTCAACATCGAAGGCATTCCCATCGCACAGGGCTCCCTCGTCTCCAACGGCCAAGGCCGAGGCCTTCGTCACTCCAACGAACCAAAACTCAAACCCTGGCGTTACACCGTCGTTCAAGCCATCAATTCCAATCGCCCCAAAAACTGGGATCCCTCCCTACCACTCTCAATCACAGCTACCTTCCGCTTCTCCCGTCCAGCCGCTCACTTCGGCACTGGCCGCAACGCCAACACCCTCCGCGATTCCGCTCCCATTCACCATCACGTCAAACCAGACCTTGACAAACTCACTAGAGCTATCGGTGACGCCATCGAAGCCTCTGGCCTAGTTCGCGGTGATCAGCAAATCACTGCCTGGAACATCGCTAAGCGCTACACCGTCAACGACGAAACCCCTGGCGTCCTACTCACACTCATCGCCCTATGAACAAACTCACACCAGAAGATCAAGTCCGCCTCCTTCGCACTGAAGCCCGCAGACCCGGTGCTGAAGATTGGCAGGCAATGGCCAATAGAACGCTTGTAATGGACGCCTTATACCACCTGTCTGGCAGAGACAATCCCGACAGCACCATGCACGGCCTCTACACAGGTCTCTGGGCCGAACCGCCCGCCAACCTCCCCTAGACCTAGGCAGGCAGATCTAACCTGTAGCCATCACGTTTTCTTCGGGTGCGTAAAAAAGCAACCAGAAACGAAGCAACCTTCCGCACTCAGACCATCTACGGGATGTTGTGCGATGGAAAGTCGCGCTCCGACATCCTGCGCTTTGCCGCGGAAGAGTGGGACCTCAGCGAACGCCAAGGCGAGACCTACCTTTCGCGTGCTTACGCACTCCTTGAAAAGGACTGCGAGATGGCTCGCCCTGCCTTCCTCTCTGAACTCCTCGGAGGTATCCGTTCCATCCGTCAGCAAGCAGAACGCCGCGGCCAAATGCAGGTGGCACTTAATGCCATCCGTCTCCAAGCTGAGCTGGTTGGCTTGACTGACAAGTGATGGATGTCGAAGTGCTTGATGCTGAACTGATCAAGGTCACCCTCACCCGTGATGGCATCAGCGTCTCTGCCTTCGTAACCAGTCACCACCTCGTTGAAGACAAGCGTCGTCAGCTTGAAGCTGCCATCGATAGGGAAGCATTAGATGCCTTCAATCCTTGATGCCTGCCCTGGTGGTCTCCTTCTTGAAGATCCCATCACCGCAAGCGATGAGCGCGATTGGACGCCCTTTGCACATCAGCTTTACGACTCCCTCACCGGCCCGCAACGGCAGGTATGGGATAGCCCTGAGCGTTTCAAGCTGCTCTGCTCAGGTCGTCGCTTCGGCAAAACCTATCTCTGTATCGCACGTCTAGTTGCTTGGGCCATCGAACACCCAGGCAGTCTCAACTGGTACGTCACCCAGAACTACAAGTCAGCCAAACAGATTGCCTGGCGGCAACTGCGCTCGATGATTCCTGTCGAGATGTTCGCCAAGAAGAACGAAGCTGAACTCTCTGTCGAACTCAGTAACGGCAGCATCATTGCGTTGAAGGGTGCAGAGAATGCCGACTCCCTTCGTGGCGTTTCGCTCAGCAGCCTGATCGTCGACGAGGCGGCCTACGTCAAGCAGGAAGCCTGGGAGATGGTGCTGCGTCCTGCACTGTCTGACCAAGGCGGCCCTGCTTGGTTCATCACGACCCCTGCTGGTCTCAACTGGTTCCACGATTTGTGGGAGGCAGCCCAAGAGCAGGACGACTGGACGACCTTCAGCTTCACCACGATCGAAGGGGGCAACGTCCCGCCTGATGAGGTAGCCGCTGCCAAGCGCACGCTTGACGAACG